GCGGCATTCCATTCGAGTGGCGCGCCTTTTTCGCCGAAATCCGCAACCTGCTGTGGGCCGTCCGCGACCACTGGTCTTACCGCGCTGCTGTGCGGATGAACGAGCGCTCACTGAAGAAGATGGCGACCGTCTCCCGGATGGAGAGCGACAAACCCTACATCCAGACGGGTTTCGTTCAGCGCGGCCTCGGCTTCGGCTGGCGGCTTAACGACATGGGCGCCGACCTCAACCTGATCCGCCCGTTCTTCGAGTTGATGCCGGTGTCCCTCGGCGTCGCCTTCCTGGGCGCGCCGCTCGATGTCATCATCGCGCGCAATCATGCCCGGCGTCTGGTCCCCGCGACGGCCCATGAAGACCGGGCATTCCAGGTTCCCTTGATGGAAGAGCCGATCAAGATCGCAAAGGAAGTCCTTCGTGCCAGAGGCGTCCGAACCATCGACATTGACACTTCAGGCGACATCGACTCTGCCAGAGCAGCGCTTGTTTCTTTTGCCTGCGAAGGCATTGGTGACGCCGCGGCGCATGGATCTGGCGGTCAAGTGGCGGTTCTTTCGGCACCTGCGTGACGGTGATGATGCGGACTCGCTGCGGGTCTACCGGTGGCATATCGAGCAGCGGTCGGGATCCAGGATGGCGGCCGGCCTCACGACCGACAAGTGGAAACGCTCGCTCGAAGACTACGTGCAGGCGGCAACGGACCTATGGTTCTCGATGGCGAAGGGCTTCGACCTCGCGCACCGGGTGCCGATCGATCCCGATGGAGAAATCCTCGACGGGGCTCATCGGGTCGCTTGCGCCCTGGTGCAGGGGCGGGACGTGCCGTGCGTGCTGCGGAAGACGTGGGCTTGGGCGCCGGCCTGGGACGAAGAATGGTTCTCGCGCGCCGGCGGCATTTCGCTCGCCGACCTCTGCCGCATCGAGGTTGACTTTGAGGCGATGAAGGAATGACCGCGACTGCTTCCGATCTTGCAGCGCTGGAGCGGCTGATCGGCAAGATGCCGGCGGACAAGCGCAAGGCGCTGGCGAGCCTGCCGGCGGTCCGGGCGCGCGTGAACCAGTGGCAGCCGAATCCGGGTCCGCAGACCTTGGCCTATAACTCGCCAGCCGACGAACTGTTCTATGGTGGCCAGGCGGGCGGCGGCAAGAGCGACCTGATCGTGGGCCTCTCGCTGACCGCGCATCAGAAATCCTTGGTGCTTCGCCGCACGAACAAGGAGGCCTCCAAGTTCGTCGAGCGTTTCGCCGAAGTGCTTGGCACGCGCGACGGCTGGAACAGCCAGGCGCAGGTGTGGCGGTTTCCTGACCGCATTATCGACATTGCGGGCTGCCAGCACGAAGACGACAAACAGAAATATAAGGGATCGCCTCACGATTTTATTGGGTTCGATGAGGTTTCGGACTTCAGCGAGACGCAATATCGCTTCATCATCGGGTGGAACCGGTCGGCCGACAAGCGCCAGCGCTGCCGGGTGGTGGCAGCAGGCAATCCGCCGACGACGCCTGAAGGTCTCTGGGTCCTCAAGTACTGGGCCCCGTGGGTCGATCCCGATCATCCGAATCCGGCCAAGCCGGGCGAACTGAGGTGGTTCACCACGATCGGCGGGGAAGACACGGAAGTCGAAGGCCCCGGCCCGCACATGATCGGCGGCGAAGCGATCACGGCGCGCTCGCGGACCTTCATCCCGGCGCAACTTGACGACAATCCGGACCTGGCCGAAACCAATTATGCCTCGGTCCTGGCGGCGCTGCCGGAAGAACTGCGGGCGGCCTATAAGGAGGGCCGCTTCGACGCCTCGCTGCGGGACGACGCCTTCCAGGTCATTCCCTCGCGCTGGATTTCGCTGGCGCAAGAGCGCTGGACATCTGACGGCTTCAAGGACTTCGCCATGACGGCGATGGCGTTCGATCCCGCCGGTGGCGGCAACGACGCGGAAGAACTGATCTGGCGTCATGCTGGATGGTTCGCGCCTCCCGTAACGGCCAAGGGCGAGCAGACCAGTGACGGAAGCCGGGCGGCGGGCGTCATCGTCACGCATCGGAGACAGAATGCGCCGGTTATTGTGGATGTCGGTGGTGGCTACGGCGGCTCCGTCACGCTGCGGCTGAAGGACAATGAAATCCCGCACCACGCCTTCAACGGGGCAGGCCGGTCCATCGCCAAAACCAAGGATGGCAAGCTCGCCTTCGCGAACAAGCGCGCCGAAGCGTGGTGGCGGATGCGTGAAGAACTCGATCCCGACCAGGAAGGCGGCAGCGTGATCGCGCTGCCTCCCGGCGCCGAAATCCGCGCCGACCTCGCGTCGCCGCACTGGAAGCTGACGGCGACGGGGATCCTGGTCGAGAGCAAGGACGAACTGCGCAAGCGCCTCGGCCGCTCGCCCGGCAAGGGCGACGCGATCGTGATGTGCCTCTCGGAAGGAAATGCCGTGCTGACCCGTGAACTCCACAAGGCGACACAGCGCGGACGGACTCCAACCGTCAAGCTCGGCTACGCCAAAACGAAAGGGCGCTGAACCATGTCCGGACTCTTCTCCTCGCCCTCCATTCCGCCGCCGCCCTCGCTGCCCAAGCCGGTGCGCATGCCGACGGAGACCGATCCGTCCATCCTCGATGCCGCCAAGCGCAACCGCGCCGCGGCCTATAATCGGACCGGCCGCCTCTCCACCATCATGACCGACAATCTCCAGAATACGGTCGGCTCTTCAGGACAGAAGCTCGGGGCATGATTTTCTCCAAGGACTGGCCGTATTGCGGTTATGCGGTGGTGCCGGTCCCAAAATGGATCGGTTGGAAATACCGCGATGTGCGTTTTAGCCAACCGATGGTCATCATCCCGCGGAACGCAGATTTAGAGCAGGTCTGGCGCGATTTGGGCCTCACATTTTACTCCGAGAAAGCGTAATCGATGGACGAACGCGCCCGCGAGGTGATGAAGATCGGAGAACACCTGTTCGCCAAGAAGCAGCAGATCGATTCCCTCAATCAGGAAATCGCGCTGAACTTCTATCCGGAGAGGGCGGACTTCACGGAAGTGCGCAACCAGGGTTCAGAATTCGCCGATCACGCCTTCTCCTCCTACGCCTTCCAGGCGCGGCAGGAACTCGGCAATCTTCTGTCCGCCTCGCTGCGCCCGCGCGGCCAGAAATGGTTTTCGCTCCACGTCGAGGACGAGCGCCTCGACGCTGGCGATAAAGAGCGCCTGTTCCTGGACCACCTGCGCGACATCCAATGGCGCGCGATGTACGACCACAAGGCGCAGCTCGTGCGGGCGACCAAGCAGGCCGACCATGACTTCGCCTCGTTCGGCAATGCGGTCATCAAGTTCGGCCCCAACCTCAACGCCGACGGCCTCTTGTTCCAAAACTTCCACCTGCGGGACTGCGCCTGGGCGGAGAACGCGGAGAACATGGTCGACGCGCTGTGGCGCAAGTGGAATCCCACGGCGCGCAACCTGGTCCGGCAGTTCAAGGACAAGGTCGCTTCCGCGGTCATGCGCTGCTGCGAGAAGGAGCCAGAGAAAGAAATCAAGTGCAAGCACATCGTCGTGCCGCAGCGCATGTACGACTATCGCTCCAAGCGCACCAACAAGGAATTCCCGTTCGTCTCGCTCTACATCGATTGCGAGAATGAGACGGTCCTGGAAGAAGTGCCGCTCAACTACTTCTGCTACAACGTGCCACGCTGGCAGACTGTGGCCGGAAGCCAGTACGGAATCTCGATGGCGACCATGATCCTGCTGCCCGACGGGCGTACGATCCAGGTCATGGTGAGGACGATCCGCGAGGCGGGTGAGAAGTACGTTGATCCGCCGATGGTCGCGATCTCCGACGCCATCCGCGGCGATATCGCGCTCTATGCCGGCGGGATCACGACGGCGGACATGGAGTATGACGAACGGCTCGGCGAGGTGCTGCGCCCGATTACCCAGGACAAGTCGGGCTTCCCGATCTCGCAGGAATTGCTCGAAGCCATCAAGGGCGATATCCGCAAGGGCTTCTTCCTCGACAAGATCCAACTCCCTGAATCTGACAAGGTGATGACCGCCACGGAAGTGACCCGGCGGTTCCAGGAACACATCGTTGCGGTGTCGCCGCTCTTCGAACCCATCGAAGTCGAATACAACGATCCGCTGTGCGAGGGCGTGTTCCGGGTCTTGAGCGACTACGGCGCGTTCCCCTTCGACGCCATGCCGGAATCGCTCGCCGGCATGCAGACCAGCTTCCGTTTCCGCTCGCCGCTCGCCGACATGGCGGAACAGCGGGAGGCTGAGACTTTCGTGGATGTCTTCGGGCGTATCGTGGTGCCCGCCATGCAGATGGACCCGGCGCAGAAAGCGCAAGTGGACTGGACCACGGCGACACGCGAAGCGATGCGCGCGGGGGGCTGGAAGGAGAAGTGGTTCGCGCCGCGTGAGGCGGTCGAGCAGGAGCGCCAGCGCGTCGCCAAGCAGCAGGCCATGGCCGAAGGCGCAAGCGCCATGCACACGGCCGGAGCCATCGCCGAGCAGGGCGGCAAGGGCATTGCCGCGGTCCAGCAGGCCATTGAGCCGCAACAGGCGGCAGGAGCGAAGCCATGACCTGGGATCGGCTCGGCAAGGCTCCGAAACATCCCAGCGGCCGGCCGCGGGCACGCGAGTCTTACGGGCGTCTCAGCATTACGCGTTCGCCATCCCGCGAGCCGCTGACGCCCGGCCTGCGCAAGCGGGAGGGCATGACGGAGGCGATCGGCTTCGTCGTGCCGTCGGACTATGGCCACGATGACGAGGACTAGCCGCGAAATCCGGTCCCCCGGCCATGGCAAGCCGACAGCCTACGCCATTCCGACCCTGGCGCAGGCGAGGGCGGTCCAGGCGTGGGCGAAAGGCGAAGCCTCGGCGGACCAGCAGAAGACGGCGTTCCAATGGGTCATCCGGCACGCCTGCGGGGCGGGACGGGACGTGTTCGTGCCGGGAAACCCGGACGTGACGGGATATCTCGCTGGAAGGCTTTCGGTCAGTCTGCAACTCGGGTGGATTTTGGGGCAGCCGGCGGAAGCGTTCAGGGTGAGCGGAGAGACGGACTAGAGCGATATGGAAACCCAGACTACCACTACAGAACAGACCACCATTGCAGCTACCGGTACGACAGGCGCTACAGGCACGCAAGGCGGCCAGCAGGCGGGCGGAACGGCGAGCAGCACTCAGACCAATGGTCAGACGAACGGCGCTGGAAACGGCGCGGCCGGCGGTTCTGAGGGCGCGCAGCAGCAGACCCAGCAGACCGAAACCGCCAAGCCCTACTGGGCCGAAGACTGGCGCGCAAAGCTCGCCGAACATGCCGGCGCGGGCGACAAGAAGGCCATCGACCGCGAGCTCAAGCGCCTCGAACGCTTCAACGATCCGCAGTCCATCTATGGCGCTTTCCGCGCCATGGAGAACACCTGGGCCACCAAGGGCTTCATCAAGAAGCTCGGCGAGAATCCCTCGGACGAAGACCTCTCCACCTTCCGCAAGGAGATGGGGATCCCGGAAAAGCCGGAAGAATATCTTGCCGATGTCAAGCTGGAGAACGGCGCGGTCCTGGGCGACGCCGACAAGCCGCTCGCGACCGCCTTCGCCGAAGTCATGCACAAGGCGGGCATCCCGAAGGAAGGCTACAATGCCGCGCTGAACTGGTACTTCAAGAACCAGGAAGACGCCGCGGCGCAGCTCGACGAAGCCGACGAGAGTTTCAAGGCGGAAGCCAATCAGGCTCTGAAGGAAGAATGGGGCCCGCGCTTCAAGCGCATGATCAACGGCGTGTCGACGCTGTTCGATATCGCTCCCGGCGGCGCTGATCCGAACAACGAACAGGCCCTGTTCTCCCGGCTGCTCGGCGGCCGGACCGCCGACGGCAAGATGATCGGCAACGATCCCGACGTCATGCGCTGGCTTGCTGGTCTCGCCAATGAGCGCAACCCGATGATGAGCGTCGTCGAGGATGCCGGCGCCGGTGGCGTCGCGGCGGGCGAAACCCGCCTCCGCGACCTCAAGGCGCTGCGCCAGACCGACCCGAAACGCTACTGGAGCAAGGAAGTCCAGGACGAAGAGCTTCGCCTGATCGGCGCCATCCAGAAATCCAAGAATCGGCCCTGACGGGCTGACACACCGCTTCCTCCGAAAGGAGGGAGTTTCACCCACCGTTTGTGAAGCGCTCATGGAGAATGGCGCGGCCCTCTTTCTCTCGACGGAAAGAAAGGGGCAACCCGCAATGCCATTGCTCGGAATGGGTCAACCGGAACGGACGGCATCTCCAACGCAAGGGATGCCGGAATGTCAACAGATCCCGCATTTACTACGCAATATCGTCAGCAGCTTATCGCTGCTTTCGAAGAAGGGATGTCCTGGCTACGCCAGACGACGATCACTGAGGCCATGATTACGGGCAATCAGGCAGTCTTTCTTGTCGCAGGTTCCGGCGGCGCGACCGCTGTTACTCGCGGCATCAACGGTCTGATTCCCGCACGTACCGACGACAACGTGCAGAACACCTGCGCGCTGACGGAATGGCATGACCTCGTACGTAAGACGAGGTTCAACATTTTCGCCAGCCAGGGCGACCAGCGCGCCCTGATGCAGTCCACCTGCCGCATGGTGCTCAATCGCCGCATCGATGCCGACATCATCGCGCAGTTCGACACGGCGACCGTGACCCTCGGCGCGGCCACGACGTTCTCCCTCTCTGTGGCGGCCAAGGCGCTGACCACGCTGGGCGAGAACGAAGTGCCGGTTGAGGAGCAGGAGAACATGTGGGCGATCGCGACGCCCGCGGTTCGCGGCTACATCATGCAGATCCCGGAGGCGACCAAGATCGACTACGTCGATATGAAGTTCCTCACCGGGCCGGCGCGGCGCGTCATGCGCTGGGCGGGCTTCAACTGGATCTTCCATCCCAACCTGACGGGCGTCGGGACCGCTTCGGAGAAGTGCTACTTCTTCCACAAGAATGCGGTCGGAAGCGCCTTCGATTCAGGCGAGGGCATGAACACGGCCGTGGGCTACGACGAGGAGCAGGATTACTCCTACGCCCGCTGCTCGTCGTTCACGGGCGCGAAGCTCCTGCAGTCCACCGGCATCGTGCAGTTCCTGCATGATGCGTCGGGCATCTAAGGGAGGGCTGTAGAATGACTGTCTTCAACAAGAACCGGCTGCAACTCATCTTCCAGAGTGTGGCGGGCCCGCGTACCTGGGAATATTCGGACACCGGCTTGCTGATTGCCGACGTCCAGGAAGTCTCAGGATTCTTCACCCTGGGTCGTGACTGCGGCATGCGTCACGGCGATCGGGTGTTCATCACGGAAGGTGATACCGGCCTCTTCGTCAATACTGCCAATGGTGTTGCCGGGGGTGAAAACCTCGGCGGCCGCAGGCAGTATTGCGGAACCGTCTTCTCGCATACCGATACAGGCGGCACCCAGGTGACGCTTGGTCAGGTCGTGCTGATCGGCGACACTTCCTGACAGGTCTTGCCGGCCTGACAACGGCGGGCGGCTACGGCCGCCTGCTTCCTCAACCGACACAGAAGACAAACCGCCATGGCCCAATCCCCACAGGCAGCCGCTGCCCATGCAGCGGAAGTGACGCGCAGCGCTGCCGCTCACGCGGCCACGCATGCCGCCGATGTCGCCACGTCCAACGAATTCCGCTCCCAGGCGACCAAGGCCGCGATCGAGGCCGCGTATGTGTCCGGCCGGCTGGTGCGGACGCAGCCACTGACCTATCGAGCTCTCGCCCGCGCCGGCCTCACATAAGAAAGGATCTGCCCATGGCAGACGAAACCGCTCCCAACACGCTGCCCGCCGGGCATCAGTATTTCATGCCGGTTGGCTCCGGTCACGGCTATGGCCGCTGGGAAGTGACGCAGCCGGTCGGGCATACGTTCGAGGATCTGCTGCGCCCGGAATACTGGTCGCATCATGCCCGCAAGCTCGGCCCGGATCCGATGACCGGCCGCAAGAGCGCCCTCGGCTCGATCCTCGAAATCCGGACTGAGGATCACAGCTACTACGCCGAACTCTATGTCCGGGACGTCGGCGATCGCGCCCTCGACGTGCGCGTGTCCAAAGAACCCATCCCGCTCGGAATCCAGGGCGAAGTCGAGACCCGGAAGTTCAAGACCCGCTTGAACGCCTCGACGCGCAAGAAGGATATCATCCGCAAGGTCGATGGCGTCGTGGTCGGCTCGGCGCCCACCAACGAGGCGGCCAAGGACTGGATCGACAAGACCGAGGCAGAGAAGGCGATGGCCTGACATGGCGGTCAAGCTCTCAGTCTGGAACGCGACCCTGCGCGAGCTCGGCCACCGGCCGTTGGAAGACACCGGCGAGCCGGTCGAAGCCGGCCGGCTGCTGACCGCGGCGTGGCCCGAAGTGCTCCAGGAAGCCCTGGAAGCCGGTTCCTGGAACTTCGCGACGGAGACCATCAGGGCGGATGCCGACACTGGCGTTACCCCGGCGTTCGGTTTCCACAAGGTGTTCGCCAAGCCGACTGATTGGGTCCGTACCGTCGGCGTCTCGGAAGATGAGTTCTTCTCGCTCCCTTTGATCCACTACTACGACGATCAGACGTTCTGGTCGGCGGACAATACGCCGATCTATGTTCGATACGTCAGCAATGACACCGGGATGGGTCTGGAACTGACGCGCTGGACGGCGTCGTTCCGGCGTTTCATCGAGTTGGAGCTTGCTGCACGGATTGCCTACAAGATCGAGCAAAGCAAGGTCGATGACGTCAAGAAGGATCGCGACAAGGCGCGGCGGACGGCGCTGAACCACGATGCGATGAATGAAAATCAGCCGCGTTTCGCGCCCATGGGAAGCTGGAACTCGGCGCGGGCGGGCCGCTTCGGCGGTGGGCGGCGCGACCGCGGCAATCGCGGCTCACTGATCGGCTAGGAATTTCCGCTTCCAGCGGCAGTTGCCGGGCTTGTAATTGCCGCTGTTGTCCGGCCAGCGATCGAGGGCCGCGCCAACCGGCCGCTCGCCCATGTCGGCGAGGAAGTTCTCAAACGTGCGCCAGCGCTCGCACACGATAGGGCCGCGTCGTGCCATCATGGTCTGCCAGGAAATGTAGGTCGGCGTGCGCTGCCTGTCCTTGCCGTTACCCGATTGGCCATGCCGGGCCTTGGCGCAGCCGCAAGAAATCTTCGCGCCGCGTCTGAGTTGATTTCCGCGAGCAACCGTTTCCGCGCCGCACACGCAGCGGCAACGCCAGAAAATCCCACGATTGGGCTTTGAATAGAGCGGTTCCACCACAATGAGACGCCCGAAGGTCTGGCCTGTGATGTCTTTGGCC